GGGCGTGTAGCTCAATGGTAGAGCAGTGGCCTTTTAAGCCATTGGTTCAGGGTTCGAGCCCCTGCAACTACACATTTTCCCTAAGTTTTCTTTTTTAATATGTCCGATTTCGGACATTTTTGCTTAAATTGTCCGCTTTTGACATCTTGAATAATAGAACCTATGTTCTATAATACGCTTATGACCAGCACACTTTTTCCCTTCTATAACTATGCTCGTTTATTGCGATCTTTGTTTCTAAGCTCATCATATTTCACTTGTAGATTGAGTTGTTTCGGTTTTTTGATTGCAATAAATTTCAAGTCATCCATTCCCGTTTCTTTCCCTAGCTGTCAACGCAATAGCACACAAAAAATGACATTCCACTTCTTAGGATATCGAGATTACACCCATGAAACCAGAAACTACCATCTCTTCGCTTGATCTTACCAATCCATGTTCTTCTATCCCTTCCTTGGTTCGGTTCTATCGTAGTGCCAGATGTCTCACTCTGTATCAGTTTGGCTCCGCCTTCGGACTCTCTGCCCAGGCAGTTCACCAATGGCAATCTGGTCTCAGCCAGCCAAACAAATATCTACTCGTTACAACCATCCTCACAACGCGAGATTGGCGCGCAAATTTTGCTTCCGAAAGCTTGTTGTTGCTTGATCCTGAGCTCTATGATGCACTCCAATCGCTTTTCTCAAAGGCAGGCAGCTCTGTCAATCCTTTTCTATCCTCCGATCCATTCCCTGCCTCTCCTTATCCAATCTGGGAGTGATAGCCCTTGATCCACTCCCAATTTCTCGGCTGCATTTTTCCGTTTAGTTCAATTTTCTCTACCACTATTCTCTAAGGAGTAAATATGACCGAACTTACATTTCATAAAGCAACTAAGCACCAATCCAAAGCCCGTATTGCCATAGATGGCCCCAGTGGTTCTGGCAAAACTTATACAGCCCTTACTGCGGCAACTGCCTTAGCGGCCGGTAGCCGAATTGCTGTCATCGATACTGAACGAGGCTCTGCAAGTCTTTATTCCGATACCTTTACTTTTGACGTCCTCGAGCTCGATTCATTTAGCCCCGAAACTTACACAGAAGCTATTCATGCTGCCGAACGTGGCGGTTACGCTGTAATCGTTATCGATAGCCTTTCCCATGCATGGGATGGAGAAGGCGGCGCTCTCGACTTAGCTGATAATGCAGCCAAGCGTCAAAAAACCCCCAATTCTTTTACTGCCTGGAAAGAAGTTACTCCGCTCCACCGAAGAATGGTCGATGCTCTTCTTGGTTCTCCTGTTCACATCATCGCTACCATGCGTTCTAAAATGGAATATGTTCAAGAAAAGGACTCCACTGGCAGAACAGTAATTCGTAAAATTGGGTTGGCTCCCGTCCAACGCGCTGGTATTGAGTATGAGTTCACCTTGGTGGGAGATATGGACCTAGAGCACAACTTAGTCATCACCAAAAGCCGTTGTCCTGCTTTGGCGGATGCCGTTGAGCACAAACCTAGCATGGATTTCTTTATCAAATTCTATTCTTGGCTCAATGACGGTCTTGAACCCCCGTCGGTTCAGGCGCCAACCCCTTTCATTTCGGGTTCGCCACTTCAACCGCAATCTCCTACCCTTTCCCATGTAAAAAGTCCTATCAATCCATTTCCCCAATCGGAAGCTTCTGCCAACCTTCCGCATGCTCTAGGGCCTCAGCCTGTGCCATCCGAAATGACATTAGAAGAAGCCAATGCTGTCACCAATTCGCGAGGTGTCCCTTATGGCGAAATTGATTCCAATATCCTCAAATTTATGTCCGGCAATCTCTATAAAGCACTCAAAGACCCACTCAATTCTTCTGATCAGATTGCCGAGTATAACTGCAAACTCCAAGCCATCGATACAATCCTTAAAAATCGCAACAAATGAACTCTCACCTCTCCTCATCAAAGACATCAGCTCCTATGGATTACTATCATCGTTCCCCTGCCCGTAACTCTAACGGCGCCCCTATCTTTACCAATGCTGAGGACCGTGCTCATGAACTTGAAACGCGCCATTTGCTTGAAAACCTCTGGAATTGTGAAATCAAGCCTTTTGGTTTGCTCTCTCCAGTCGATTTCTTTGCGCTGCGTGATGGCATGCTGGTTGGTGTCTTAGAGCTGAAGTCACGCTCTCATACTTCTACCACCTATAGTACAGTCTTCCTCAATGTGCGCAAATGGGGCAGCCTCATGCTCTATCATCTTGGCTTGGGCTGCCCCGCTCTCTTTGTTGTCCGCTTTACCGATGAATATCGCTGGATCAACGTCCTAGAAATTGATGCCTCACAATTGAAAATGGGCGGAACGAAGCACTTAGTCAAAAGCCATACCGATATCGAGCCAGTGATCTTAGTACCTGTAAGTCTAATGCAAGTAATAGCCCCTACGGAAGGAGTATGTTTCTAATGGCCCGTGGACGCTTTATCTCAAAATCAATTACTGCCGATCGCCAAGTTAATCAGCTCTCCTCTGATACCTGTCGCTTAGCCTTCACTTGGTTGCTTACCTTTGCAGATTGTGAAGGCAGAGTATCTGGGGAGCCCGATTTGCTAGTTTCAGCCCTTTTCCCTCGCCGGCATGACGTGACCTCTGCTCACTTAGAAGCTTTCATCCAAGAATGGGCTGCTTGCGGTTTTGTAGTCTGGTATCTCGCTCCCGATGGTGACCGTTACCTGCAATTTCTTAACTTTGCCAAGCATCAGCTTGGCCTGCGCAAGAATAAAGAGCCAGCTAGCAGCATTCCTAATCCTCTGGTTTGCCAAATCCTTGCTGGCTCTCTTCCATCAGATTGGCAGATACTTTCCTCTGCTCCTCCGCCCGATTTCCGCCTAACTTCCGCCTTTCTTCCGTCAGAAGTTAAAGATGAAATTAAATCAGAAGTTAAAGTCCAAGCTGAAGAAGAAGAAAAAGGCAAAGCCAAGTCACAACCAGCCGATGCGGCTGCCGATTCTCAAACTTGTCTCAATCTCTATGAGCAAGAGATTGGCCCGCTTACTCCCACAATCCTCAATAAGCTTCAAGCAGCTTTCTGGGAATATGGTTCTGCGCGCCTTTCGTATGCCATTCAAGAAGCTTCGCAGCATAACGTCCGCAACTGGAAATACATTCAGGCCATTTTACAATCCCCAGCGTCTTCTTCTCCAGCAAAAAACCTACCTGCCAAACCCGCAACGGCTTTGGATATCGTAAAAGCAGAAATGGCCCGTCTGGGTTATGAACCTACCGGCATTCTATCCCCTCTGGAGCCTAACCATGTCTGAAAAAAATACCCTTACTGTCCTAGGTGTGCTCACCTCAGCCTTTCCCAATGCCAAAATTACTCCTGAGACTATCCGTGTCTATTTGCTGACTTTGCAAGATATCCCCTTCGAAGTCCTAGAGCAAGCCGCTCTCCAACTAATTACCACCAGCTCCTTTTTCCCCACCGTTGCCGAGCTCCGCGATGTGTCCTTTCGTATTTTGTTAGGAACTCGTTCTATCCCCTCAGCAAATCAAGCCTGGGAAGAAGTCCAGCACGAAATCCATCACATCGCAGCTTATTCCTTTACTCACAACGAAGCCAACAAACCCCACTTTTCACACCCTTTTATCGATCAAGTTATACAATCCATTGGGTTCCTGCAGTTAAGCACCTTTCAAAATACTGCTGCCGATCAAGCCCGTTTTTGTAAAACCTATGAGCTCATTCTTAATCGTACCCTCGAAGACCTTAAAGCCTTTCCCACAACAAAACAATTTGCCGAGAATTTTGCACTATCTGATAATCTCTACTCATTTCTCCCTTCAACTTCCTCAACACTAAATCGATAGCAAAGGAAACCTCATGCGTGCCAATTACCGTCAACTTTCACGTTTTTGTCCCACTGGTCGCACTCTCCGTGAGCAATTTGATGATGACCCTGAGCCAGGCAAGCATCACCTTCAAATCGCTGCCTATTTTAATCACGTTAATGATTGTTATGTTTGCCGGCGAGCCCGTGCAAGGTTGCTTGCTGAGCACCATCAACTACATCACAAGTAGCTCCTCTCCTTGTTTCTGCCGCCCATCATCTGAAAATTTGGTGGGCGGCTACCTACTGCTCTCCAAACTATTCTCAGTGCCAACTTCCCATTTGGGCAACGCAATGGTATGACTTTCAAGCCAGTTTTTCTCTTCCTCCCGTCTTGACATTAGCTGCGGATAAGCTGACCACTTTTCTTTTCATTTCCACTTCAAAATAGACTCTGTTCCCTCTCTCTATAACAGTATGAACCCACCTGACCAAATGGCTGATTTTTAGGCATTTGGGCGCTGTAAGCACCTTTTCTACTTGTATACTTTGCATTAAGGAGACCAAATATGTCCATTTTTCAAAGCCGTAAATTCTGGATTGCTGTGTTCGATGTTGTGCTCTCGTGCCTTACCTATTTCGTCCCTAAGCTTGCGGATCCAACCCTGGCTGAGGATATCCTCTGGCTGATTGCAGCTTGGCAGCCAATTTTTTATGCGCTCATCGCCGGCACGGTCAAGGAGGATGTGGCAGCCAAATCGGCAGGCTTGGTATACGATCACGCTAGTCGCAGCTATACCCCAGCCGGAGGCACACACCGCGTCGCTTGTGTGGAGGAGCCGCCACAAAAATGAGCGAACCGGTTCTGATCGCAATCGTTTCCGCCATTTTTGGCGGCTTTCTCGGTAACTTTCTTAGTTTCCGCTTAAAGAAGCGTACTGACTATATGGATATTGTCAATACGGTGCTGGAGCGCTCGGACCTAGATCTCAAGCATTGGGGGGAACGCATTACTAAGCTTGAGATGGAATTGGACCTGAAGAAGCAGGAGAATTGTACGCTGGAGAATAAAATCGCCGAGCTGCAACGCTCTAACCGCGAGAAGGATATCACCATTGCCCGCCTGAGCGCCCGTGTGAATCAGTTAGAGGCAGAGCTGGCTTTGCTGAAAGGCAGCGCGCAAAATGAGTGAGGACTTGGGTTGGGATGAAGTTGACCGCATGGGCTTGAGCCCAGGGCAGCCGCCTTACGCCGAGAGCGAAGCTGAGGTTCAGCCTGATCAGGAAGCCGAAGCAGTAGAAGCCGGCAATGCCATGCCAAAAGATGGAAAGAGCTCCAAAGTGCCCAAGAAGTACAGCCAGCTTGTCCCGTTTGTGCCAGGGGACCCACGCATTAACCGCAAAGGGCGCCCGAAGACGATTGACTCGGTCCGCAAGTTAGCTCAGCAGATTGCCAATGAGGAAGCGGTTGAGAAAGGCAGCGGGATGAGCCAGATTGAACTGATCCTGCGGGACTGGGCGAATTCGAAATCCTTCGAAAAGCAATTGGCTTTTGTGCAGTATGCATACGGCAAGGTGCCAGAGCAGGTGCTGACAGATGCGCGCGACCTGGCGATTGTGGTCAACTGGGATAAGGTGATCTCCAGCTCGGAAAAGGCGGAATGATCCGCTGGGAGGTGCTTAGGGGAGGGAGGAAGAGGCAGCCATGGCAGTGTTGATTAACGTTTCTCCGCACCCTGGGCAGAGCGAGGTGCATAATGACCCGCACCGTTTTAAGGTGCTGGCGGCTGGCAGGCGCTGGGGCAAGACGCGATTGGGGGTGCTGGAGTGCATCGATAAGGCTTCGGCTGGTGGGATTGCCTGGTGGGTGGCGCCTTCGTATAAGACTTCGGAGGCTGGCTGGCGCCCGCTCACGCAGATTTGCTCTCATCTTCCCACGGCAAAAATCTTAAAAGCTGAAAAAACTATCACCTTTCCTAATGGTGGTTTAGTTGCCGTTCGTTCTAGTGAGGTTTTTGATAATCTCCGTGGTGAGGGCTTGGATCTTGTTGTCATGGATGAGTGCGCCTATCAACGTCCTGAAGTTTGGTCTGAAGTCCTTCGCCCTGCCCTTGCCGATAAAATTGGCTCAGCTCTCTTCATATCTACGCCTAATCGCTGTAATTGGTTTTACGATCTCTTCAATAATGCCTCGCTATATCCTGAAACTTGGCGTTCATGGCAGTTTCCGACTTCTTCTAACCCGTTTATAGCTCCTGCCGAAATCGAGCTTGCCAGGTCCAGTACCACTGATGAAATTTTCCGACAAGAATATTTAGCTGAGTTCATTCAGGAGTATGGTAGCGTATTTCGGAATATTGAAGCCATCTCAATTCTACAGGCCGCTTCTCCGCAGCCAGGCCACAGTTATGTGGCTGCAGTAGATGTAGCCACAGCCTCCGATTTTACCGTTATTTCTGTCTTTGACCTTGAAAGTCATGAGCAGGTTTGTCTTACTCGTTTTAATCGCGTGGATTACCCTGAATTGGAAGCACGCATTGCTCGCGTTTATCAAGATTGGCATCTCAACCAAATAGTTGTCGAAGTCAATGGAATTGGCAAGCCTGTTATAGATCACCTCCGCGAACAAGGACTAAATATACATCCTTTCCTCACCACGCAGGCCGCCAAATCGCATATTATCCTCAACCTCAAATCTGCATTTGAACACTCCCGCCTTCTTCTGCTTAACCATGAAATTCAGAAGAAAGAATTACTTTCCTTTGAAGAGAAAGTTTCTCCAAATGGGGCTTTTTCTTATTCTGCTCCGGCAGGTCAACATGATGACTGCGTGATGGCTCTGGCCATGGCGTGGGAGGCTTGTTCTCGTCAAAGTGGAGTTCCTACGCTCATTATTTCAGCACCCGACCCCATTAAGTCCATTGAATCCACCTCGCTCCAAGCTCAATCCTGGGTTGAAGCACACCAAATTACCTAATTCAAGCCTTTTCCTACCACTTTGGAGCAATGTTTGTGCTAACATAGAATATATGTTCTATAATATCCACTTCATCATAGAAAGGTTTTCGCTTTGAATTTACTTCATTCTATTTCTCAATATTTCCATGCTCCACCAGATCCTTCGCAGCGTCAGCTTTTTTCAGAAACTGAAAATGAATTCTTAGTCGGCGCTGTTTCATTATCGCCTTCCGAGTTCGATCGTGACCGCTATTCTCGTGAAGATATCTTGCAACAGTGTTTGGACGCTTGGCGCTATAACCCGCTTGCCCGCCGCATCGTAGAGATTATTAGTCAGTACGTGGTGGGTGCAGGGTTCAAAGTTTCCAGTTCCGATCCAGGTACTTCTGAATTTCTTGAGAATTTTTGGAACCATCGTTTTAATCACATGCCCACCCGCCTCATTGAAATGTGTGATGAGCTTACACGTTCGGGAAATCTTTTCATCCTTATCAGTACGGATGCTGGCGGTATGAGCTATATCCGCCTAATCCCTTCCACTCTGATAGATGAAATCGTCACCAAGGATAACGATTTGGAACAGGAGATTTCTTTTACACTCAAGAGTTTTAATGGTCAAGAGCCTATAACGTATAAAGCCTTCAACCAGCAGCAGATAGATGTTGACTACCCCCAGGCTTGTGTTGTGCACTATGCTATCAATAAGCCTGCTGGTGCCGTTTGGGGCGAGAGTGACCTTTCTCCCATCCTCAAATGGCTCAGTCGTTATACGGCTTTCCTTGATGATCGTGTTCGCCTCAACCGCTATCGGAACGCCTTTCTTTATGTCGTCAAAAGTTCCTTTACAA